TAACACATACATTTTCTATCATCCAAACATTCTCTTTCATCTATAAACCTTTCCTGTCTTAATGTCCTTTACCTGAATACGTTCAACTAATTCAAAACCCGCTGTCTTGATAATGTATTTCAAAACCTTAATCAAGTTATGCGCTCGTTTTTCCGTTTCCTGTAATTCATATTCAGATTGTTTCTTTTGTTCTTTTATTACTCTGCCAACGGCAATAACTGCTGTTGGGTCTGCGTATCCTTCCTGATTTCTTCCACCTTTCACTGACTGACACCTCCTTCATCAAATTTATAGTCAAATTTATTACCGACAACTTCAACTTCATAACCGCTCAATTCATCAAAATTCATCATCGAACTAGAATATTGCTGATATTCAAAGCAAGCCTTATTTGTTTCCCACGCAATCACATACATTTCTTCTGTACAATCACGATAAACAACAATATCATTCTCCCAAATCAGATTCCCGTTCTTATCTTTTAAACCTGTGCATTGACAGATTGTATCTGGAATTACTTCATTGATAGCAATGAAATTCATTATATGGTCATATTCTGTCACAATATAAGGTGTGCCAGTAAAAGTATAAATTAGATTTCCACGAACCCATTCTTCATTGTCAGTTCTCTTTCCTTTGAATAAATATCTATCTTGCATGTATTTCACACTCCTTACATTTTTCTTTATTTCTGCACCCATAGACCTGCTGTCCCTGGCTGTTTGTTCCAAGCATAACTCTGTATCTACAGTTGCCACATTGCTTATTGGGGCTGTTTATATTAATACTTTTGTCCCTCATGGTTCACCTCGCAATTCTTTCATTTTTTCTTCTGCTTCGGATTCTGTGAGGAATACTGAAATTCCTAAGTATCCACTATGGCTTTTGAGAGTGTTATCATCATATCGAACAACTAGCAAAGGTTTTCTACTCATATGATATGTTTCCTCTAATACAAAGCCTTTTCGTACTTCAAAATCCACAATGCAGTACGCTTCAAGCGGTATCTTGATTAGCTTTCCCTGTTTCTCTAGCTGCTGATATTCCTTGGATTTTTCAAGCCATTCAGCTAACTGTTCATGGTCTTTTGCGACTTTAATGCAAGCTGTATTCATGGGATTACTGCTCTCAAAAAAGCTCGCACGATATTTATATTCTTCTGCTTTTTCTTTCGCACGTTTTATAAAATCATCGATATTCATTTCTGCTCCTTTCTACCACATCGGGTAATAATTTCCTTTGTCGTCCACAATCCAATATCCAGTACTCCAAGTATCTGTCAGTGGGTCATAGACTTTTCTGCCTTTAATCATCTTCTAGTTTCCTTTCAAATTTTGATTTTCAAGCCCTATGAGTACCGTAGGATAAAATGTTGCAAACGTTTTATCCACAATTTCATTGACGTTGAACGTTTCATTGTTATATACACCTTCGACCTCTGCGTTAGGATTATATTTGCTTAATTCCTCAATTAATTCTTTAACTTTCATGCTTGTTTACTCCTTTCTACTTTTAAAAATGCGCCGGGTCTGACCATTCAGTTTCACAACTGAAATTTCCAAGTCAAGACGTTTGTTGATCTGCTTACTAAATACGATATTTGACATTGGCTGCATACTGTTGTCTGCACAAAATACCTGATACCGCTTGTAAACCTCATTTGTTGGTTCATTTTCTATCATGTCAACCCCAGTGTCATTGATAAATGCAAGAATAGGGTTGTTTTCTTCCTCATACTCTGTCAACTGGTTCTGAACCTTGTCTGACTTGGTAAATTCATCATTGATGATAATTCTTTTCAGACCTTCCACACCAAGCCTGATTAAATATTCAACACTGTCCTGTTGAATCAGTTTGTACTTGATGAATGGGTCATAATCAGGGTCATCCTTGCTGAATGAAGCATTGAACGGGATAATGACCAAACGCCTAAGCACCGCCCCGGTCTTGTCCTTCATCCTTGGTATGTCATTTGCAGAAAACAGTAACTTGATGAACGGGTTGAACTCAAAAGGGTCTTGTCCCTTGCGTTCTGCCTTGATGCGATTACCTGTGACAATCTTCTTAAACACACTGACCTGTGACCCTTGAAGGAAATCATCACCAATATCATCACCAATGTTTGCCAATTTGCCGAACATCATTGAAGTGTTGAACCTGTCCCCAAGTTCTTTCAGGTCAAGTGCTGATATGTTCCGATCACCAAGGATTGCTTTGACACAATCCAAAAATGTACTTTTTCCGTTGGACTTGTCACCAGTCAAGATGAACGCCTTGCCTAACTCATTACGCTTGTAAAAGCAGTAACCAATACATTCTTCCAATAATGCCCTGATTGCAGCATCACCACACGCTAATTTGTTCAGGGTGTTGTCTGCAAGTTCACTGTAAGCATCCGGGTCATAGTTCCACGGGATTTTATTTGTAATAACAATATCAGTGCTGAATGGTTTCAATTCCCCGGTCACAATGTCATATATGCCGTTATTGAAAGCAATCAGGTTTGCATCTGACTGTACCTTTTCATCAACAATCAATTCCATATAATCAAGCACTTCCCGGCGTTGCATCTTTTTCAGGTTTGGGATATGCTGAATCATGTTTGATTCAATTTCTTTGTACCCATTGGAATACACACCGTCTTTGTATATATGCAACTGCCCGTTGATTTTGATAACGTGTGCCGTGTTCTTCATAAACACTGCAAACTTGTCAAACAGGAATGTGCTGCCAAGGAAAAAAACAGGTTTCTGAAAAGCATCATCACGCAAGATCACTTCCAGTTCATCATCTGACAGCGGTTGTTTCAGAACAAACTTGTTCAGGATGCGGATGCACTCACGGGTTTCTTCAACCGTGAAATCATTTGCAGTCAGTGTCAAGATATAATTGAAAAGTGCCTGATTCCTTCCGTCCCCGGCATCCATATCAATGAAATCAGCAGTTGCCTTGACCGGGAACAACCACTTTGGTACTTCCTGATACTGCCCGCCTTCTTCAATATCCCATTCACAAAAACGTTCTTCACCATCTGCCTTTAATTTTTCGTATGAATCTTTGAACCCTGTTTTTATGTCTGCTGTCAATCCAATGGCAAGTGAAACGTGGGTATAGCATCCTGTTACTTTTGAATTTTTGAATATAAAATGCTTTCCTCTTGTGGTGCATATTACCTTGCAATCAAGTTGATATTCTTCAACTATGTTCATCAAGATTTCAGCCTGTTTAGAATCGTCAATGTCAATAAACATAGTATTTTTTGCTAAAACTCCACCATATTCATCACATTTTTGTGCTTCTTCTAAAGTTCTTAATTGCTTACTTGGTACACCTTTGAACTTTTCAACCGATGCTTTTCCTTTCAGTTTTACATATCCTCTGTAAAGTTCATTCATAGTCATCACCTACAATTCTGCATATGATGTATTTTACTTTTTTGTAATCACCGTCACTTAAAGATATGTTTTTATCTTTTTCAAACATGGCAATAAAATCTGATGTAGTAAACATTCTTATCAAATCAAGTGAGAAATCATCAATATAATGCAAAAATACATCTTCTAGTGAGTCTTCATGTTGTAATAACAAAGATTCTACTTTTTCCATGTAGTATTTTTTCTTACTTTCATCACCAGTACCGCACAATTCAGCTAACCTTAGATATGCACTAATCTTTGCATCTATTTCATTTCTCATAAAAATCACCTACCTTATGTGATGTTTTCTAACACCTTTTTATAAAATCCTTTGTTCCTGATATTACGGTCAAAAGACTGCTGCCTTGACCGCAACAAGGCTTTCAACTCTTTCAGTTCTTCATTCTGCGCCTTTAATGTTTCCCTTGGTTCTTTCAGACGTTCTCTGTACTTTTTCACATCAGCATTGCGATCCTTCCAAACTTTTGTGTTCTTCCTGTGTGAATCCCGGATGAATTGCAGCTTGGCAACATCAGCCTGAATCTGTGAAATACGGTGCTTTGTCTGCCTGATCTGCTGTTCTGCATACTTGACCTTTTGCGTGTACCCTTCAATGTAAATGCTGTGTTCCTTCTGAACCTGTTCAAATTGTTCAGCCTGTTTCTGAACAAATTTTTTAATCTGCTGTTCACATTCCGGGGTGAAACTGCTTCTGATAAGTTTCAGCAGTTTCCTGACCTTGGTGATGCTGCGGATATTCAAAAATTCTTCAAGATGAACAGTCATTGAAC